CTTCCTGTTCAGACATATCATCTGTCGTTTTTGCTATTCTATCTAGGTAGCCACAGCTGTTATAACCTTTCTCTATGTCAAATAAGAACCATTGATTGAATTCTTCAAAGACATCGAAAGGATTATCGATTGTTGTTAGTCTTGCTTCTCTCATTACGGTCCTTTCTACTTCAAGTAATTGGATACAGTGGATGTACTTGAGCCAATACTATCTGCTATCTCCCTTATAGTGTATCCACTGTTCTGCATAGCTTGTATCTTGTTTACTTTTGCCTCACTTAATCCCTTGTTTTCTCTGGGCATTGCTCGCTCTCTAAGGTTATCAGCATCGGTATTATTGAGTATCTTACGCAGTACATTATCAGTTACCGCTCCAGCCTGAATAGCTTCCCATTCTTTGTCGGTTATCTGTATCTTTGTCTTAGACGCTCCTACTTGTGCTCTTGCATCTTGTAACAATTGCTGTGACTTCTTCTTCAAATCTTTCTTAGGAACTTTACTGCCTGCCCCATACTCTTCGGCATACGCTTCTTTATAACTCTTTATGCCAGCATTTGCTATTGTTTGAGCCATTCGCTCTTTTGGCGCATTCTTTAATGCTACATTCAACTTTGCCATTAGAGAGTTATATTCTTCTGAGTATTCTTTCTTGGCTTCCGGGGAATACTTCAAACTTTGTGTGCTTATCATTTCTTTTCTTGCCTGATTAGCAAGACTTTTCATAGAATTAGCATAGTCAGCGTACATCTTCTCTTGCCAAGTACCAGAAGAAAGTGAATTAGCATCTTTTGTTTCTGCCATCTTTGTAGATTTTGTGGTACGAATTTCTTCTTTGCCTGTCTTTGGATTTTTGTAAGCCTCAACTATAGATTTGTAGGATACTTCTCCTGTCTCCTTATCTATCATCGGAGAACCAACTCGTTTTGGAACTCTAACTTCAGATTTTGCTCTAGAGATTAGTGTTGATGCTCCCTCTCTATACTTTCCAGTTTCCTCATCTATACGACCTTGATACTTTGCTTTCAACTGAGCGATGTTGTTATCCGCTTCAGACCTTTTATAATCTAGCTTGTGTTTCTCAGCATCTATTACAACCATAGAATGTTTAACAGCTCTTGCTAATTCTTCTTGACTGGCTCCTTTCAAATTCATATCAGATATCAAGTTTGAAACCACACCCATTTGTTTCTGTGTATCTTTCATAACTTTAATACCTTCTCTATATGGATAAGCAAGCTTTGTGTCAAATCCTTCCAATTCTTTAAGTGGTGGTGTACTACTAATTTTGATTTTGGAGTTGGTCGGTATGCACATAGCGGTATCGCCGTCAAAGTCAGCACCAGATAGTCGATCTGCCACTTTCTTCGTAATACCTATAGCATCTTTACCCATTTTACCAATCATAGCATCGCCTTCTTTATTCTTATTGTTAACCGTAAGAATTGGTATTTCAAAAGTTCCACCATGAGGGTATCTTACAAGAGCGAGCTTCTCTCCATTTCTATAATCAGGCGCATAGACCTCATTATCTTTTAGAGAGTTAACAGGCAGGATTACCTTGTACTTTTGTCTTGGTAGAGCTGCTGCTTTCAGATGTACAGCTGCTGCATCACAATCTTCAGCAAAAGAACTAAGATAATGTTTCTTAAGAGTTGGATTTGTTAGACTTTTAATCTCATCAAACTCTGCATACTTATCTTTCTTTGTCAAGTCAAGTTGTCTCTTTATCAAATCCTGATTCTGTTTTGCTAAAAACTGTGATGGAAGTTTATCAGACCATTCATTCCAATCGCCTTGTTCTTTTGTTTTGTTTATTAAAGACATTCTCTTTTTACCATCAGAATCTATATAGTCGCTCTGACCATTTGCCTTAATCAATGCTCCAAACGGATTATCATCATTCTTTATTGGTTTTAGAACAGTGTTATCTTTTGGACCAAGTGCTGGTGTTCCTTTTGGTTTGTTCGTATTAAACCTTACATCAACCCCTTTAGGTAGGTCATCGGAATACACAGCCATACCCTTTAAATAATGAGTTCCGTCAACAAGCATTCTAACTTGAGCATAGTTAGACTCACCTAAAGATATGTCTTTAACACCTCTTCGAAGTTCTATAACTCCATCCTTATCGACTCCTCCATCTTCAGCATACTTTATCTGCAACCTCTTAGAATCTAAGGATTCAGGGTATCTAAAAGTATTAAAAGTTTGACCACCATCAGTGCTAGCATACTCTTTCAAAGAATTTATTTTACTAGCATCGTAAATGTCTTTATGTTCTGTTCCGGGAGGTCCTACAACACGCATTGTTGTAAACTGACCGGGCATAGTCGCTTGTGCAATTCTTCCGTTGTATGTAGGATATCCATCTCTTTCGAGCATATATAATGCTTGATTTAACTTTTCTTTAGATATGCCTAATTCTCTTTCTACACCAACACCGACATCTATCATACCTTTCTCATCAATTTGTTCTTTAAGAAATTTGTATGTATTTTTAACTTCATCCATTCTAGCTTTTGTGTCTTCATTCAACAAAGCTCTAACCGACGAATCATTCTTAAATCCCATCTGTTCTGCAACTGCTTGTAAAGACATTCCAGATTCTCTAAGTCTTTTAGCCGTAGCAACATCAGCAGACCTTCTTTCCTCCAAAGCTAAAGATTTCTGAACTCTTAGTTCTGTTGTTGAGAGTCCGATTTCTTTAGCTATTTGAGTTTCTGACATTCCAGATTTCTTTAAACTTTCTGCTCTTGTTAAAAAATCTTTAGAATGTTGATATGGGTCTTTGCCAGAACCCCAAGGATATCTTCCTGAACGTCTAGGCATTCCGATATGCATTAGTTCGTCAATACTTGGTTTCTCAAAATATGAATAACCCATAATCACATATCCTCCGAATATTTTAATTTGTTTATAACTTTGTCAAACGAGATTATCTTTTTGGTAATACAAACAATATCGTTTGATTCCGGTTCGAATATGTTCACTTCGTCATTCTGATATATTCTCAATTCTATATGTATTGAGTTAGGATTAACTTCGTACTCCAAACAAAAAAGAGCGGCATAAATCATTAGCTGCTCCATATGTGTCGGACTAGTACCAGTCTTCAAATCGTGTATTCTCAATAAATTATCTCTAAAAGATATAGCATCCGCTGTCCCAAAACAATTATCCGAATAATACAAAACCTGTTCCGGTGTCATTCTATAACCTATGGCATCGTTAACATAAGCATTAAGAGTCTTTCTAGACTTTGGTAATTTTTGATTAAGCTTAATACACTTTGCTGCAAACTCGTGTAACTCAGTACCTTTCTGAACTGCCCGTGATGATTTATAAAAGTTTGTAATCTTTTCTTCATCATAATTTAACCAATAATATTTAGACGCCCCAAGTAGGGCATGCTTACCTTCCTGTTGATAGTGCCTGTTCCAATTCATTTAGAACCTCCTCTTTGTTTTCAGGAAATATAAATCTTGCAAAAGACATCTCATTCATCTTATCGACATAATATGATTGATTCGGTCTTTTACTAGCCCCCTTGTTTTTCTTACACTCTAAAGCAGCCCATCGGTCTTTGTATAAAACTGTAATGTCTGGTATACCTTGGATATATCCGGAATCATTCTTCATAACAATACAACCAATAAACTTTTTCTTTATCTCTTTTATTAAGTCCGATTGAAAATCTGTTTCATCTTTCATGATAGGCTCCTTTCAATAAAAATAAAAAAGAGATGCAATTGTGAATCCTTTGTTAATAAAGGACATATTGTATCTCTCTCTATAAAAGGGGATGTATATTTCGCGTACAATAAAAATATAACTAAGAGTCATAGTTTTGAGTTTTTAATATACCCTCATACTCTTTAAGAATTTGATGGATTCTTACATGAGATACTCCAAGCTCTTCTGCTATCTTTCGTAACGAATATCCTTGCGACCTAAGTTGACATACTTCTAAATTTCTAGTCTGTTTTTTAGGTCTTCCACTACGAGTATAGAAAATATCATCACTAACCATATCTCGTTCTTTATTATTCATCTCATCTAATCTACCGTCTCCATCACCACTTCTAATAAGCTTGTGATTCAATCCATCATATACGACATAAAAACCGTCGGCTTGATGACCTATGATTTTCATATAATCGTATTTCGCGAATCTGCTACAAGTTTTGTACACTTCCGGAAAATATTTCTTAAATTCCATTCGAAGCATATTCCATGTTATTTTTCTCATAAAATCTCCTAGTGTTAAGGTTATGTTAAGGTTATTGCTTCCAAAACGATATTGTCAGTGTTTATCTA